GCGGAACGTTTTTTAATACCAATTGTATATGCCACAAAAGAACGATATGTAATGCGTTTGGAGGCAGATTACAATTTAGATAAAAAAGTTCAAATGGCTTTGCCAAAATTTTCATATGAAATGACTGGTATGAGTTATGATGCCAATCGAAAGTTAAATACAAACATTCGTAATTTTGCACAGACAAATAATGGCGTCATTGGCCAATACAATCCTGTACCATATGATTTTGATTTCAGTCTTTATTTGTATGTCAGAAACATTGAAGATGCATCACAAGTAATAGAACATATATTACCTTATTTCACACCAGATTACACACTTAAAATTAATTTGGTTCCCGAAATGGGAATCGTAAAAGATGTTCCGGTTTTATTTAAAGATGCGGACCATGAAATAGTGTATGAAGGTGATAGAGAACAAGAAACCAGAATGATTATCTGGACATTCAGATTTACAGTTAAAGGATTTATATTTGGTAAATCTTCTACTGCAAATGTTATTACACATTCTATTACCAACATTTACAATAAAATAACGGAAGAAGATATTGTTGAATTTACCATAGATACAGCAACAGGTGTGGGCGAATATCAGGCAGGAGAACCAGTGTACCAAGGGTTTTCATACAGTACTGCATCGGCCACCGGCATAGTTGTGCATTGGAATCCAGATATAAATGTATTAAGATTGAAAAATATTAATGGTGATTTTGTTTCTACTTTGCCAATTTATGGTTTAAATAATAAAAACGGATACAAATTCACATCATACAATATGATACCACATAAGTATGTTCAGATTGATATTATACCAGATCCAGCAAATGCAACAGCAAACAGCAACTACGTGGCAAATACAACCATTAATGAGTTTGAATAAGCATGAATACATTTGATAAAAACATGGAAAAAATCTTTGATGTAACGCCGATAGAAGTAGATAAACCTCTTTTGCCGGTTGAAAACAAAGCTTTGATCGAAAATTCTGACCTCAAACAAGACCTCAAAGACGCATACGAACAATCAAAAGAAAATCTACAAGACCTGATTGATAATGGTAAAGATGCAATGGAAGAATTGCGTCAAATTGCATCAGCAGGCCAACATCCAAGAGCATTTGAGGTGTATGCAACACTATTGAAAAATATGGTGGATGCAAACAAAGAACTACTTAACATACAAAAACAGATGCGTGATATGGACGGCAAAAAGAAAAACGACGGTGATACCAAAATAGACAAAGCCATTTTTGTTGGTTCTACCGCAGAACTCAACAAACTCCTAAAAGGTAAAGAATGAGTTTAGAATTTGAGATTGATGACTACGAAATAGATTCGAAAGAAACTTATCGTGACAACCCGTTACTTAAAAAGGCGGGTGTTAAGATTGAATATACTCAAGAACAAGTTGATGAGTATGTTAAATGTGCCAAAGATCCTGTTTATTTTGCAGAAAACTACATCAAAATCGTTAACGTTGATGAAGGTTTGATGAAGTTCAAAATGTGGAACTTTCAAAAAGAAATGATTAAGAATTACCATGAAAATCGTTTCTCAATCACAAAATGTCCTCGTCAGGTTGGTAAAACCACCACATCAGTTGCATATCTTCTTTGGTTAACCTTATTCACAGACACACAAAACGTGGCTGTTTTGGCCAACAAAGGTTCTTTGGCTCGTGACATTCTATCCAAATACCAACTTGCATACGAAAATCTACCAATGTTTTTACAACAGGGTGTTTTGGTCTGGAACAAAGGTAACGTAGAACTGGAAAACGGTTCAAAAATTATTGCCGCATCAACATCAAGTTCTGCCATCCGAGGTGGTGCATTTAACTGTGTATTCTTGGATGAATTTGCGTTCGTTCCAAATAACATTGCGGAAGAATTCTTTAACTCAGTTTATCCTGTAATTTCATCTGGTAAAACAACCAAGATTATTATTGTTTCCACACCAAATGGTATGAATCTGTTCTATAAATTGTGGATGGATGCCATTAATAAGAAAAACAATTACAAAACCTTTGAGATTCATTGGTCTATGGTGCCAGGTAGGGATGAGGCCTGGAAAGAAGAAACCATTCGTAACACATCTGAACGTCAGTTTAGACAGGAGTTTGAAACCGAGTTCTTAGGTTCGTCCAACACGTTGGTTTCTGGTTACAAGTTGCAGACAATTGCATACAAAGACCCAATACACACACATGACATGATGAAGATTTATGAGATGCCAATCAAAGAGGGTGAAAACGGTGCAAAATCCGACCATCTGTATTGCATTTGCGTCGATGTTTCTGAAGGTAAAAATTTGGATTGTTCTGCTTTTCAAATTATTGACATATCTCAAACACCATATAAACAGGTGGCGACATATGCAAGTTCATCCATAACACCCATTCTTTTCCCAACGGTCATCTACAATGCAGCCAGAATGTATAATGACGCCTATGTTTTGGTAGAAATCAACAACAATCCACAGGTTGCAGACTCATTACATGCCGATTTCGAATATGAAAACTTGTGGAAAATTTATACTGGCAATAAAAAACCACAACAATTAAGTGCAGGTTTTGCCCGTGGTATACAAATGGGACTAAAAATGTCACCTCAGGTCAAGGCAATTGGTTGTTCCAACCTTAAAACTTTGATTGAAGGCGACAAACTTATAATTCAAGACTTTGATACATATTCCGAGTTGACTACTTTTGAACAAAAAAAGAATTCATTTGCTGCAGCTGATGGAGCAAATGACGATTTAGTTATGTCTTTGGTCATTTTTGCGTGGGTTTCAACACAACAATACTTCAAAGAGATTGTTAATCACGACATACGCAAACAAATTCAATTAGAAAGCATGAACCAGATTGATGAAGAAACGTTACCGGCACCAATTATAGAAGATGGTTTGGAACACGATTTCGAAATTATGGGCGGTGATATCTGGGAAGTCGCCGATGGTGGCGAAACTTATTCAGGTTTCATCAGAAAAATGATGAACAGGTTGTAAAATCAGCCTTTCATAAATATCTATTATGGTATTAACTGCCAATATCAAAATTAATTCAAGGAGAATAAAATGGCAATTCAAATCTCTCCAGGTGTAAGTGTATCAGAAGTTGACTTAACAACAACAGTTCCTTCTGTACTTACAACTGCCGGTGCTTTTGTGGGAAATTTTAGTTGGGGCCCCGCAAACACCATCACCACTGTGACAAGTGAAATTGATTTAGTAAACACTTTTGGAAAACCAAGTGATAATACAGCAATCTCTTTCTTTTCTGCTGCCAACTTCTTGGCTTATGGAAATAATTTAAAAATTGTTCGTGGTTTAGGTACAACATCAAATAACGCAACAGGTGTAATTGGTGCAGGCGGTTCAGCATCTGCATTAAAAGTTGAAAACGAAGATGTATTTCAGAGCACATATCTTTTGACAAATTCTGGCGCAACATCAAATGCTTCTGCTATTGTAGCGAGATATGCTGGTGCATTGGGCAACGGTTTAGGTGTTTCGATTTGCGACAGTTCAGCAAACTTTACAACATGGCCTTACAAAGGTAATTTCCAAAGTGCTCCAGGAACATCAGATTATGCATCAAATGCTGGCGCCTCGGTTGACGAAATGCATATTGTTGTTCTAGACAGAACAGGTGCAATATCAGGAACAGCAAATAGCGTATTGGAAAAATTTGGATATGTTTCAAAGGCTTCTGATGCCGTTACAAATGGCCAAAGTAATTATTACAAACAAGTTTTATTTGACCAATCTAGATACATTTATGTTGCTTCACACCCAGATTATGCAAATACCAATGCAACTTGGGGTACAGCAGTTGCAAATGGAAAAACATATTCCACAGGTATAGCAACAGCTGTTGTTGCACTATCTGGCGGTATAGATGACAATGCAACAGATGGTAACTTACAATCTGGATGGGATTTATTCTCAAATAGTGATACAACTGACATTTCTCTAATGATTACAGGCGACTCAAATACAACAGTACAAAATTATGTTGTAAGTACCGCTGGATCAAGAAAAGATTGCTTGGCATTTGTTTCACCCCCAAGCGCAAACGTTGTTAATAAAACAGATTCAACCGCAGCAACAAACGTTGGTAATTGGATTGCAGGTTTAACAAAGAGTTCTTATGCAGTTGCAGATTCTGGTTGGAAATATCAGTTCGACAAATATAACAATACCTATCGTTGGATACCATTAAATGCTGACGTTGCTGGTCTATGTGTATACACAGATTCTGTTCGTGATCCATGGTTCTCTCCAGCAGGCTTTGCTCGTGGTACAATCAAAAATGCCATTAAATTGGCATGGAATCCAAACAAAACATACCGTGACACATTGTATGCAGCTGGCGTAAACCCTGTTGTTTCTTTTGCTGGACAAGGTACCGTTCTGTATGGCGACAAGACAATGTTGAATAGACCTTCTGCATTTGATCGTATCAATGTACGTAGACTGTTCATCATTTTGGAGAAAGCAATTGCTAATGCAGCTCAATTCTCATTGTTTGAATTGAACGATGAATTTACCAGAGCACAGTTCGTGTCTTATGTAACACCATTCTTGCGTGACATTCAAGGTCGCCGTGGTATTACTGATTTTAAAGTTGTTTGCGATGAGACAAACAATACACCACAAGTTATTGACTCAAATCAATTTGTGGGTGATATTTACATTAAACCTGCTCGTTCTGTCAACTACATTCAGTTGAACTTTGTTGCAGTAGCTACTGGTGTTGACTTCACAACAATCGTTGGCGCAGTCTAATAAATAATACCATAAGGAGAACAAAATGGCTTTTAATGTAACAGATTTCAGAGCAAATATGATTGGTGACGGTGCCCGTCCCAATCTATTCAAAGTGGGTCTATCAATTCCATCTTACATCACAGGTGGAACAGAAGCAGCTAGAAAAGTAGAATTCATGGCCAAAACCTCACAGATTCCTGGTTCAACAATTGGAACAGTTCCTGTGTTTTATTTTGGTCGTGAAATGAAATTCGCTGGCAACAGAACATTTGCCGATTGGACCATTACCGTCATCAATGATGAAGATTTCAAGATTCGTGACGCAATGGAAAGATGGATGAATGCTATCAACAGCAACAGAGGCAACGTTCGTACACCGGCCGCACTGTCAAATGGTACAGGTCCACAGACTGTTGGTGGATATACAACTGATGCCACAGTTTCTCAATACGGAAAAACTGGCGGTGCAGCAATAAGAAATTACAACTTTGTTGGTATTTTCCCAATTGATATTGCTCCAATTGATTTAGATTGGGGTTCAAATGATACGATTGAAGAATTCAGCGTAACATTTGCTTATCAGTATTGGGAAGCAGTTTCTACAACCTGATATTAAACGGAGGGCTTCGGCCCTCCTTTTATGTTTTTTGATTTCGTTATTAAATATACCAAAACATGGCCAATACAAATAAATTTTCACTATTCGGTTTTAAAATATCCCGTGATAAAGAGGAACTTGACACACAAGTTCAACCCTCTTTTGCGCCTCCGGCTTCGGATGACGGCGCATTAACTATAACATCTGCTGCTTATTATGGCACATATGTTGACCTAGACGGTACTGCGAAAAATGAGGTAGAACTTATTTCTCGTTATCGTGAAATGGCAATGCAACCAGAAATTGAATCAGCAATAGATGATATAGTTAATGAAGCTATTTGTCAAGATGATGATGGTAAAATTACAGATATAGTTTTAGACAATTTAAAACAACCTGATAAAATTAAAAAAGCAATTAAAGAAGAATTTAATACACTATTAAGACTTTTAAATTATAACAATTTAGCACAAGATATATTCCGCAGATACTACGTAGATGGCAGAATGTATTACCACATCATCATTGACAAAGATAATCCACAAGAAGGTATCAAAGAACTAAGATACATCGATCCACGTAAACTACGAAAAGTACGTGAGATTAAAAAACAAAAAGACGATAGGACTGGTGCCGAAATAATGGTCACCGTCAATGAATACTACCTTTATAACGACAAGGTTGTTACTGGAAGTTCTTCCAATTATGGTCCTGTTGGGGTTAGGATTACAACAGATTCTATTATTTCAGTTGTTTCTGGTCTAATGGATTCTCGTCGTGCGGTTGTTCTGAGTTATCTACATAAGTCAATTAAGCCTCTTAATCAATTACGTATGATAGAAGATGCAACGGTTATCTACCGTATCTCAAGAGCACCTGAACGCCGCATCTTTTACATTGATGTGGGTAATCTACCAAAATTAAAAGCGGAACAATACCTGCGTGATATTATGGTCAAATATAAGAACAAACTTGTCTATGATGCCAATACAGGTGAAGTTCGTGATGACCGCAAGTTTCTTTCTATGATGGAAGATTTCTGGTTACCACGCCGTGAAGGCGGTAAAGGTACAGAAATCACCACACTACCAGGTGGACAAAACCTAGGTGAGTTGGAAGATGTAAAGTACTTTCAAAAGAAACTGTATCAGTCATTGAACGTTCCAGTCTCCAGGTTGGAACCAAATCAAGGTTTCACCATTGGCCGTGTGGCAGAAGTTACACGTGATGAATTAAAGTTTGCTAAGTTTGTTGATAGACTACGCAATAAATTTTCAGACCTATTTGACCAGGCTCTACGTGTACAGTGTGTTCTTAAAGGTATCTGTACCGCAGAAGAATGGGATCTATTCAAAGAAAACATTTACTACGACTTCATCAAGGACAATAACTTCTCGGAACTTAAAGAAGCTGAATTGATGAAAGAACGATTGGGTCTTTTGGGTGCAATTGATCCATATGTTGGATCATATTATTCTCAAGCATGGGTACAAAGAAATGTACTACGCATGAACGATGATGATATAGCTGAAATGCAAAAAGAAATTGATAAAGAAAAGTCTAAAGGTTTAGGATTACCAACAGAAATTACCAATCAAGTTGCACAACAACAAATGATGGGTGATGTTCAATTGGATCAAATGGCACAACAACAAGAAATGATGCCACAAGATACTGGTTCACCCGCAAAACCTGCGGCCAAATCTTCATCTAATACACAAACAAAATCACAGTCAAATTCAAAACCAAAAGGCAACTATGATTTAAGTTTGGAAGATTCGACCTTCACTAAATTGAAACGTATATTATAAGGAGTTATTATGTCAGAAACAACCAAAGCAATTGTTGACTATGCCGAAGATGGCAATGCAATAGAAGTACGCAACGCACTTTATTCTGCAATTGAAACCAAGGTAATGGATCATCTAGAAGCAGAAAAACAAAGAATCGCAAAAACAATGTTTAATCAACCAGAATTGGAAACAGAAGTTGCGGTTGGAGTAGAAACGGATAATGAGAACGCTTAAAAATTATTTGTCTGAAAAAGATAATTCTTCAGAAATGGAGAATGATTTGTCTTTGGAATTTTTGACAGATAAAGAATTGGAAGAACTGGAAGAAGCAGCTATTGATCCTAATACTCAAGGAAGCTTGCCAGCGGTTTTAGTAATGCAAAGAAAATCTTTCAGAGTATTTCCTGACGGCCAAAAAATTGCTATGTATTATATACCAAGATTAGATAAATATGTAACAATACCTTATGGTCCAAAGGCATGGGCAACTATGCCAAAGTATGAAGAAACTATTGTAGACAAGCTCAAAGTCATTTCAGAAGGCACTCCAGGAACAATTAAGTTTGCAAATGGTGATACATTAAAAGTGGATGTTAGAACGGCTAAAAATATATTAGAAGTCTACAAAGGATTAAATACTGAAAACCAAAAAAAGGTTACAGGTTTAATGGAACAAAGTAAAATTGACTTCAACAAGGTGGCCAGTTTTGCATGGAATAATATTAAAAACAGTTAATAGGAACAAAAAATGGCAAACGTTTATTCATATCAAGTTTTAAAAGATGACACTCAACATGTTGTCATTAAGCTTACTGGAACTTTTGACGGTACCGATCAAGAAGATAATGTTTACAGAATTAAAGCAAACACATTCTATGGTGCTTTGGATGCCAACAATGTTCCTTTGCGTTCTGCTCTAAGCGTTTCAAATACAGCAAAACCTTATTATGGACTGACTGTGAATCGTTTGTGGTATGATACTGACACATCTTCTGGTTCAGTTGAACTATATTGGGCAAACACAGCAAGTGCTACCGCAGAAGATGGTGTTCCACTTTTCTTCATGCAAGGTAACGGAGAATTCGATGGCAACGGAAACTGGAATACTGTTCAGAATCCAACCGTTGGAGCAAACAATAACGGCGATATTGCAATACACACCCGTGGCCAAGTTGCAAATGCATCTTACACAATCATTATAGAACTGCGTAAAGAAAATGAATACTATCAACGTGGTCAATTTAATGATCCTGCTGCATTTAACTTCGGACAATATTCAATTCGTCCATAAAAGGTAATCAAAAATGAAGTTAATTAAAGAAATTACCGAATCTGTTAACTATTTGACAGAAGAAAAAGACGGCAAGAAAACCCTTTTTATTGAAGGTCCTTTCCTTGTTTCGGAAAAAACAAATAAAAATAATCGCATGTATAAAGAGGAAACTATGCGTAAAGAAGTTTCTCGTTATACAGAAGAATACATTAATAAAAATCGTGCCTTTGGTGAACTTGGACACCCAGATACACCATCAATCAATCTAGATCGTGTTTCTCACTTAATTGTGGGTTTACGTCAAGAAGGTAATGATTGGATAGGCAAAGCTAAAATTCTTGAAACACCAATGGGTAACATTGCAAAGAATCTTATTGAAGGTGGCGCACAATTAGGTGTATCATCTAGAGGTATGGGTTCTTTGAAAGCAGTTAACGGTGTTAATATAGTTCAAGATGACTTTCATCTCGCCACAGCGGCAGATATTGTAGCAGATCCTTCTGCGCCTGGAGCTTTTGTTCAAGGCATTATGGAAGGTAAAGAATGGATGTTGGTCGACGGAAAATGGACTGAAGTTCAATATGAAGAAGCGAAGAAACAAATTCGCCAAGCTTCTCGTAAAGAAATTGAAATTGTAAGTCTACAAATATTCGAAAACTTCATCAAAAAACTTTAATTATAAATATCCATTATAAAAACAAGGAGATTCTCAAAATGGGAAAATTTAATCTGACAGATGCCGCTAAAGCAATTTTAAGTGAAGATGCAAAATCAACTTTTGATGCTTCAATTGCTCGTGGCCACAAAGATGCACCTTCAAAACTTCCTACATCTGTTGCTTATGGCACAAAAGATGCAGGTGAAGTTGCAGGCGTTGTTGATAAACAAGATGATGACAAGCCTGATTATACAAAAGGTGCACCAACCGCAACACCTCCAGGTGCAACACCTCCAGTAGGCGCACAACCTGGCGGAAAACTTTCTGGTCCAGCAGATTCACAAGGTTCTGAGCACAAGGTTGTTCAGGCTGACGCAACAGACTTAAACGCAATTCGTGACCGCATCAAAGCTAAACTTGCTGCACAAACAATGAAGTCAAATCCTGGTGCAACATTCCAATCTTACGCTGAAGAAACAGAAGTGGAAGAAGTAGTTGCCGAAGAAAAAGAAAAAGAAGAAAAGCATGAAGATGAAGCTGAAGATAAAAAGCTTATTAAATCTATGATGAAGAAACAAAAAATGAAAGAAGATATGGAGTCAGATGTTGACGCACTTCTTTCTGGCGAAAACCTATCAGAAGAATTTAAACAAAAAGCATCTACAATTTTTGAAGCTGCCGTTATTGCTCGTTCACAAGCAATTTTGGAAGAAATCGAAGAAGCATTGTACGAAGAATTTGAAGCTTCTGTAGAAGAAATCAAAGAAGATTTGGCTGTTAAGTTGGATGATTACATCAACTATATGGCTGGAGAATGGATGAAAGAAAACCAGATTGCAATCGAAAAAGGATTGCGTTCTGAAATTGTTGAAGAATTCATCACAGGTCTAAAAGGTCTATTTGAACAACATTACATCGAGATTCCAGAAGATAAAGTAAATGTTGTTGAAGAACTTGCCACCAAAGTTGAAGAACTTGAAGGTGAGTTGAACGAACAGATTCAATCTTCCGTAGAATTACGCAAAGAATTGAACGAACATAAAAAAATGGAGGCTATACATGCAGTATGTGAGGGCCTAACGCAGACTCAGGTAGAAAAACTAAAATCACTCGCAGAGAGTGTTGAGTTTACTACTGAAAAAGAGTTCGCTCAAAAACTGGACACACTGGTAGAATCTTATCTACAGAAGCCAGTTAAAGCAGCTGATAGTTCTGCTTTGAATGAAGAAGTGCAAATTGAGGAAGATAAGAAGCCTGCAGCATCTATCGATCCTTTTATTGACGCAGCCGCAAGAACAATATCAAAAACTCTGGTAAAATAAATAAACTTACCAAATTAGAAACTCACAAGGAGATAATAAATGTTTCTATCTGAAGAACTACAAAAGAAATGGCAACCTGTTCTGGAACATCCAGAGTTAGAAGCCATTAAAGATCCATATAAGAAAGCCGTTACAGCTTTGGTTCTAGAAAACCAACAGCAGGCTCTTATGGAAACTGCACAACAGTTGAACGAAACCACATACTCTGCCGCTCCCACAAACGTGACAGGTTCTGGTGTTGCCAACTATGACCCAATCTTGATTAGTTTGGTTCGCCGTGCATTGCCTAACCTGATTGCTTATGATGTTGCTGGCGTTCAGCCAATGACAGGACCAACAGGTTTGATTTTTGCAATGCGTGCTCGTTACAATGCAATGACTGGTGCACCAAACAACACCAACGAAGCATTCTTCAACGAAGCCAACACAATCTTCTCTGGTGTTAATTCTTCTGCTAACCCATACGGTTTTGCTGGTAATAACACCACAGACGTTAAGACAAACCCAGTTTCAGACTTGACAGCTAACGCCTACACAACTGGTATTGCTATGCCTACCAGCCGTGCAGAAGGTTTGGGTGCTGATGATGCTACTGGCATTTTCAACCAAATGGCATTCAGCATTGAGAAGGTTACTGTTACCGCTCAATCACGTGCATTGAAGGCTGAATACTCTCTAGAACTTGCTCAAGACTTGAAAGCAATCCATGGTTTGGATGCTGAAACCGAGTTGAGCAACATTCTTTCTACAGAGATTCTTGCTGAAATCAACCGTGAAGTTATCCGTACAATTTACACATGCGCTGTTGCAGGTGCTCAGTATGGTACAACAACTGCTGGTACATTCGACCTTGATACCGACTCTAATGGTCGTTGGTCTGTTGAACGTTTCAAAGGTTTGATTTTCCAAATCGAACGTGATGCTAACGTTATTGCTAAGCAGACTCGTCGTGGTAAAGGTAACGTTCTGATCGTTTCTTCAGACGTTGCTTCTGCTATGGCTATGGCTGGTGTTCTACAGTACACACCTGCTCTAAGTGCTGACCTACAAGTTGATGACACCGGCAACACCTTCGCAGGTCTATTGCACGGTCGTATCAAAGTTTACATTGACCCATACTTTGGTGGATACACTTCCAACCAAGAATTGGTTACTGTAGGTTACAAAGGTTCGTCACCATATGACGCAGGTATTTTCTACTGCCCATACGTTCCTCTACAAATGGTTCGTGCAGTTGACCAGTACACATTCCAACCTAAGATTGGTTTCAAGACTCGTTACGGCATGGTTGCAAACCCATTCGCAACAGGTCTTACAACTGGCAACGGTGCATTGAACGCACGTAGCAACGTATATTACAGAATTTTCCAAGTAAAGAACTTGATGTAATTACGAAACCACCGCAGAGTGGTCTTTACAGAGGGTGCTTCGGCACCCTCTTTTTTTGCCTCCTAAATAGTGGATACAGGAGATTACAATGACTGTTTTAACCAGAACACCACAGAATACCAATCCATTACAACCTACCAAATTTCTCTTAACTTTTAATAGAATAAGAGACACACAATATTTTTGCCAAAGCATTAATATTCCAGGCATATCATTGGGTGAAGTTGATCGTGCCACACCGTTTCTAGACTTGTATTCACCTGGCACCAAATTAAATTATGAACCATTGGATATGGAATTCATTGTTGATTCCGAATTGTATTCTTGGAGAAGTATGTACAATTGGTTTATTTCTATTGCTGATCCGGATGGTTTTGAGAAAAGAGACCACAATGGTGATGGTGAACTACAAACAAATAAACATTTCTCAGATGCCACTTTGACCGTATTAAGTAATCTAAACAATCCATTGGTAAGAATACAATACATCAATGTATTTCCATTATCAATGAGTGACATTCAATTCAATACCAGATTGTCTGCCGATACAATTATTACATGCAGAGCCACATTCAGGTATCAATCATACAAGTACTTGACAAATTAATACTTTTCTGATATAATCTACATTATTTGTTTTTTGATGTTAATATGGACAATTTAGAAAAAATTTTAAAGATGTGGGAAGAAGATGCGGTCATAGACCAGACTGAACCTTCTAAAGAACTGATAAAGATTCCAGTTTATCACAGTAAATATTTGAAGATTCTTACTGCACATAAGATTGCCAGTAAAAAGGCACACTATGATTATTTGCGTATGAAGAAAGTGAAGTGGGAATACTTTACTGGTAAGTTATCAAAGGAAGAACTGGAAAAAAACGGATGGGAACCGTTTCAATTTGCTTTGAAGTCCGACATTAGTACTTACATGGAAGCAGACTCCGACCTTATCCGACTGTTGGAGAAGAAGGTATACCATGATGAATGTGTTTCAGTTATTGAAGCCATTATGAATGAACTTAAACAAAGAACATGGCAACTGCGTGATTTTATTTCATGGGAAAAATTTATAAATGGCCAGTGATATTGTTATTGTAAAGAAAGATGAGGTATATGCCAAGTTGACATGTGAAAGACATGTTGCTATGGAGATATCTCAATTTTTTACATTCTTTGTTCCAGGATTTCAATTTACTCCTGCATTTCGAAATAAAATTTGGGATGGAAAAATAAGGTTATACAATTTAACCACATCACAAATCTATCTTGGCCTTACTCCTTATCTAAAAGAGTTTGCAGAAGAACGTGGTTACACCTATGAATACGAAGAAACTCAAGATGAGTATTCAGTATACCATGCAAATAAATTTTTTGATTCATTAAACATACACGCCAACGGTAAAAAAATTGAGGTCAGAGACCATCAAAAAAATGCATTCATTCATGCAATGCAAAATCGTAGAGCACTGTTATTATCTCCTACCGCATCAGGCAAATCTTTAATCATCTATCTTCTCATCAGACAACTATTGACGTATCAGAATTTAAAAGGATTGATTATTGTTCCCACCACCTCTTTGGTTGAGCAACTATACTCAGACTTTGCAGACTATTCATCTGAAAATGGTTTCGATGTTTCAGAAAACGTACACAGAGTATATCAAGGCAAAGATAAAGTTTCTGATAAACCAGTAATTATTTCTACTTGGCAATCTCTATATAAGATGCCTGAAGATTATTTCGAACAGTTTGATTTTGTAATTGGTGATGAAGCACACCTATTCAAAGCACAGTCTTTAACGACCATTATGACTTCTTGTATCAATACAAAATATCGTATTGGTCTAACAGGTACACTTGACGGAACTAAAACTCACAAACTGGTACTTGAAGGTTTATTTGGTCCTGTTGAAAAGGTTACAACAACCAAGGAATTGATTGATACAAAACAACTTGCCGGTTTTACCATTAAATGCCTTATATTAAAATATGAAGAAGATATTGCTGAACAAATCAGCAAAATGTCCTATCAAGAAGAAATTGAATATTTGATATCTTCACCTAACCGAAATCGTTTTATTAGAAACTTGGCCATTAGTATGAATAAGAACACTCTTGTTCTGTTTCAGATGGTAGAGAAGCATGGAAAAATATTGTACGAACTAATCAAAGAGAAAGCAAACGGCAGAAAGGTATTCTTTGTTCACGGTAAAGTTGAAACGGAAGACCGAGAAGAAGTTCGACGAATCATGGAAATAGAAAATGATGCTATTATTGTGGCTTCTTTTGGTACTTTCAGTACTGGTATTAATATTCGCAATTTACACAACATCGTCTTTGCAAGTCCGTCTAAGTCACGCATACGTAATTTACAAAGCATTGGAAGAGGATTACGACAATCTACAGGAAAAGAACAAGCAACTCTATACGACATTGCAGACGATCTTAGATACAAAAAAAGAATGAATTTCACTCTGCAACACTTTGTTGAAAGATCAAAGATATATAATGAGGAGAAGTTCACCTTTAAAATCTACAACATAGGATTAAAAAATGGAAAATAAAGCAGTAAAGATTGTAAGATTTAAAGATGGTCTTGATGTTGTTTGTTTCTTTGAACAAAAAGAAAACAACTTTGAGTTAACCAATCCAATGTTGTTTGAAGTTAGAAATGCTAACTTACAAATGATGCAATGGATTCCTATGGGTGTGGTTAAAAACGATATGATATCTATAGATAAGGATAATATCCTTTGTTCTTTTGAACCCACAGATGATTTTAAAGAGTATTTTATTACTGTTACCGAAAAACTCTTTGCACCGGAAGAAGAATCTTCCAAGAAAAAGAGAAAGAAGGAAGAAATAAAAGAAATACTGGATGCAATATCTGAATTGGAATCCGTAAAAGGAACATCCATACATTAATTTCAATGGTCAACACCGTGAACTATATCACATGTCAAGCCCCCTGTCAACAACTTTTTATGGTATATTTGAATGAGTAAACAACGACACTACATTAATAATGAAGATTTCCTAAAGGCACTTACAGACTACAAACAGTCTTGCGAACTAGCCGAAAAAGAAGGCAAACCAAAACCAATCATACCAAATTACATTGGCGAATGTTGGTGGAAAATTGCCGAAGGATTATCCCATAAACCCAATTTCATCAACTACACATACCGAGATGAAATGGTATCCGATGGCATCGAAAACTGCCTGATGTATTTTGAGAACTTTGATCCAACCAAGTCAAAGAATCCATTTGCATACTTCACACAAATCATCTACTACGCATTTCTCCGAAGAATACAGAAAGAGAAGAAACAACTGTATGTGAAGTATAAAGCAACCGAACAGATTGGTATATTAGACGAATTTGAAATGATGGAATTCGAAGATGGTACAACCAAACAATTTGAGTTGTACGATAACATTGCCGAATTTATTGAGAACTATGAGGATGCCAAACAGGCAAAGAAAGAAGCCAAATCGGCAAAGAAGCCAAAGGGTATTGAAAAATTTATGGAGTAATGATATAATGAAAATTGGATTTAATTGTAGCACGTTTGATTTGTTTCATGCAGGACATGTAACAATGTTGCGTGAAGAAAAAAGGCATTGTGACTATTTGGTTGTGGCAGTTCAAGTCGATCCCACTGTGGATAGACCAGATACCAAAAACAAACCAGTAATGTCAATATATGAAAGATTCATATGTGTATCTGCTTGTAAATATGTTGATGAAGTTATGGTGTACCATACTGAAGAAGATTTACTCAACATGTTGAAAACAATACACATTGATATACGATTCTTAGGTGATGAATACAAAACCAAAGACTTTACAGGAAAACAATGGTGTTTGGATCAAGGAATAGAATTGTTCTACCATGAAAGACAACATCCATATAGTAGTTCAAGTTTAAGAAAAAGAGTTTGGGAAGCCGAAGAAAACAGAATGAAAATTTTGAATAAAGAATATAACGATTGTAAGAAATGAAAGTAGCAATAATTACCGACCAACATTTTGGTGCTCGTAATGATTCACCACAATTTTTGGATTTTTTCCAAAAATTTTATGAGAATGTTTTCTTTCCAAAAATAAAAGAAAAAAATGTACAAACTGTATTGATTCTTGGTGACACATTTGACCGAAGAAAGTACATGAACTTCTACACACTGAAACGTGCCAAAGAAATGTTCTTTGATCCTTTGGCATACATGGGTATTGATGTACATATTTTGGCCGGTAATCACGACACTTACTTTAAAAATACCAACGATGTAAACTCTGTTGGTTTGTTATTGAATGAATATGCATCATCATTTAATGTCATAGACCATCCTTCACACATCTATGTTGGACCGCACAAGGTGTGTATGATGCCTTGGATATGTCCTGAAAATTATGATGACAGTATGGAAACATTAAAAGATTCTGATGCCAAATATTGCATGGGACATTTTGAGATTGCTGGTTTCGCCATGTATCGTGGTATGCCAAGTGAGGGAGGTCTAGATCGTGGAATTTTTAGGAAGTTCTCAAACACATTTAGTGGCCACTACCATCATAAGTCTAGTGCTGATGGCATTCATTACTTGGGTAACCCGTATGAACTTACTTGGCAAGATTACAACGATGACCGAGGTTTTCATTTATTTGATATGGATACTGGAGATTTAGAGTTCGTAAAGAATCCCTACAAGATGTTTCACCGTATAATCTATAATGACAAAGAAGAAACCATCAAAGAGATTGACGGCAAAGATTTGTCTGGTTACAAAGACACATATGTTAAAGTGGTTGTAATTAATAAAACCAATCCATATTTGTTTGACAAGTTTATGAATAACTTGTATAATGTCAATCCAACCGATATTACTGTTGCGGAAGATTTTACCGAGTTGACTGAAGGAATTGATGATAACTTGGTAGACCAAGCTGAAGATACCTTAACGATTTTAAACAAGTACGTTGATGGTATCACCGAAGATAGTATTGACAATAACGAATTGAAAAAATTATTAAAAACACTTTATATTGAAGCGTTGAATTCTGAACAATGATAACTTTTGAAAAAGTCCGATGGAAAAATTTTCTTTCTACTGGAGCCACATTTACTGAAATTAATCTAACCAAGTCAAACAACACATTGATTATTGGCCAGAATGGTGCGGGTAAATCTACCATTCTTGATGCTCTGTGTTTTGGTCTGTTCGGTAAACCTTTCAGAAAGATAAATAAACCGCAACTGTTAAACTCTATCAATGGAAAAGAATGTGTAGTCGAAATAGAGTTCACAGTAGGTCAGAAAAAATATAAGATTGTAAGAGGTATCAAACCAAATGTGTTTGAAATCTATTGCAACAAAGTTTTGTTGAACCAGGATGCAGCTGCGAAAGACTACCAAGACGTACTAGAGAATCAAATTCTCAAAATAAATTTTAAGTCGTTCACGCAGGTTGTCATCCTAGGTTCAGCATCATTTATTCCTTTCATGCAATTGTCTGCCTCTGACCGTAGAACAATCATTGAGGATTTACTTGATATTCAAATCTTCTCTGCCATGAATTCAGTGGTCAAAGAAAAACTATCATCACTCAAAGATGGTATTACCAAAATCAAATATGATATTAATTTGGTAGAAGAAAAAATCAAACTACAAAAAGAGACCATAGAGGACCACAAAAAACACAACGATGTGGAAATCGAAAACAAAAGAGTCGAAATAGAAAAGTCAAATGAACAGTTGGTTAAGTTGAACAAAGATGTTGAACTTATACAGAAACATATTAATCAACTGAATTCCAAAATTGGTGACAACAAACAAAAACTGGAAAAGAAGTCTAAAAGTCTTTTACAGATAAAAGGAAAAATAGAAACCAATATTGAAAGAAATCAAAAGGAGATTGACTTTTATGAAACAAACCATGATTGTCCAACATGCAAACAATCCATTACAACCGAATGGAAAAATTCACAAGTTGTCGAAAAGGGACAAAAAATTGGTTCACAAAAAAAGAATCTTGAGGAAGTTGAGAGTGAGTTTACGAAAGTTACCAATCAGATAACACAAATAACAAACACGATAAACCATATTGCAGCACACCAAAATGAAATTACAAAACACAATGCAACAATTGCTGCCATTAATAATTATGTTGTTAAGTTAAATAAAGAAATTCAATCTCTGTCCACAAAGGTTGGTATAAGTGAGGATGGTAATGAAAAATTGCAGACACTTAAAACCGAATTGGAAGGTTACCAAGAAGTATACAAAGGACTTTTGCAAGAAAAACATTACAATGAATTTGCCGGTACATTGTTGAAAGATACGGGTATCAAAACAAAGATTATTAAACAATACTTGCCAATTATGAATAAGTTAATTAACAAGTATTTAACAGCAATGGACTTTTTTGTTAACTTTAATATTGATGAGAACTTCAATGAAACTATTAAGAGTAGGCATCGTGATGAGTTTTCTTACGCTAATTTCTCTGAAGGAGAAAAGATGCGTATTGATCTCGCCTTACTATTTACCTGGCGCCAAGTTGCCAAATTAAAGAACAGTACCAATACCAATCTATTGATTTTGGATGAAGTGTTTGATTCAAGTTTGGATACAGTAGGCACAGAAGAATTTTTAAAACTGATACATGAAATGGGACAAGACACCAATGTGTTTGTTATTTCACACAAAGGAGATCAACTGTTCGATAAGTTTCGTTCAGTTGTTAAATTTGAGAAAAAAGGAAACTTTTCTAGGATTGCAAAATGAATATTGAAAACACAAATGTAAATGATGAGTCGATTGTTTTATATGACACAAAAGAAGTAATTAAAACAAATAAACCGGAAATTCCGGTTTTTAATTTGGTTTCACCGGAACATCCAATTCTTTATACACAATTACAAGAATTTGATTTTGCCAATCCTCCTGTTGATGCCAATGCATTTGCATCAAGTCTGGTAGAAACTTGTAAAAAATATAATGGCCTTGGTTTATCCGCAAACCAATGTGGATATGCATATCGTGTTTTTGTGATGGGTGCTGGCGATGAATACATTGCCTGTTTTAATCCAAAAATAATTTCAACAGAAGGTGAGACACATATGGACGAAGGTTGTTTGTCCTTTCCAATGTTGAATTTAAAAATTACCAGACCAAAAAAGATTGTGGTTGAATACCAGGACTTTACAGGTACGAAACGTACCATAACATTCGATGGTATTACAGCAAGGTGTTTCCTCCATGAGCTTGACCACATGAACGGAATAGTGTATACTACAAGGGTTAAACCGTTGGCTTTAGAATTTGCCTTTAAGAAATTGAACAAGTTAAATCAAAAGATTAGAAGAGCAGTCAAGGCCGGCAAAATTAAACCTAATGAAATTTTTAATTAATGGCGAAAAGTATTCCTGATATCGATGAACAATGGCGACTATGGCAAATTGAAAATGAGCCAGAGCGTTTTCAACACATCGATACAGAACAATTGAAACAAGAAATTATTGGTGATTTGTCACAGAAATCACAAATGGATGTTCGTGAATATACACTTTATCAAAAATGGTGTGAAGTACACGAAAAATTTCCCACCAGGACGATCTCCACTCTATTCGGTGAAGAGCGTCAAATGGTTGATATGGCTCAACAGGACACAATTAACTCAATAAAATCCAATATTTGGATGCCTAAAGATGCCGATGACTATGCCAATTTGAAACCTAAAATGGTTTTATCAAATGGTCCATTGGCCGATAAATGGAATACTCTACGCACATTTTCTTCCACGATGAAGAACAACTCCAATATTGGTCGCAACTTATATTACACAGTCATTGATGAAGTGACTGAAAAATTCCTTGGAGTTATTTGCATCTCATCTGATTTCTTGGACTTAACACCAAGAGATAAATATATCGGTTGGCCTAAAGACATTAAGACAACCGGTAATATGATTAACCACACAGCAATTGGTTCAACAATTGTACCACTACAACCTCTTGGATTTAACTATATGGGCGGTAAATTGTTGGCCTTGTTGTGTCTTTCTGACACTGTACAAAACGATTGGAAAAAACAATATGGAAATGTTCTTGTTGGCGTTACTACTACTAGCCTTTATGGTAATACAAAATCCAATGGCCTTTCCCAGTATGATGGGCTCGAACACTGGCAGAAAATGGGTTTTAGTTCCGGCTCTGTTGCTTTCGATCCCGATAGAAGTGTACTTAATAAAATCTATAATTGGGTAAAAGAAAATCATACAAGACATTACTTTGAATGGTGGGAAGCCAAGAAACCCAATGGCCTACCATACAAACGTGACCATAAAAACCGAACTCTGCATTTTGCATACAGTAAACTTAAAATACCGAAAGAAATGGTAAAGTGTGCTCATCAACGGGGAATTTATTTTTCTCCTTTGTATAACAACACACCCGAATTCCTCCGTAAAGAAATTACGGAAGATAAACTGGTAAAGTCTTTTGATACCAGTGTCGAAACCTTGACAGAAATTTGGAAAACCAAATATGCCAAAGGTAGAATTTCCATGTTGAAGAAAAAGAATAATGTATCATATGAATCACTATTCTATGATGATCTTATCTTCATGTCGTGGGAAGAAACCAAGGCCAAATATTTGCCACAAGTTGGCAGATAAATCAAGTGTGCCACAAAACCACTTGACAAGTATTATACATACTAGTATAATAGAAAAACTTGCAATTTGCAAGATAACTTTGTAATTAGGAGATTGATATGTCTAAAGTATCCGCCAAGCAACGCATCCTCAACTATCTGAGCAAGAAAGAGGGATACAACACCCTTTCCGTTGCACAAGCCCGTGCTCGTTTTGGTATTCAGAACGTTACCGCACGTATCGATGAACTTCGTCAAGAAGGTCATTGCATCTACACCAACACCAAGACACGTGGTGATGGTACTAAAGTTTCCGTTTATCGTATGGGCACACCAACCAAAGCTATGGTTAAATCTGCTCTTCGTGCCGGTTACAGCTTCACCGCCTAATCTAAGGTGACACAGGGGAGTTCCATTTAATTGGACTCCCCTTTTTTTATTTTTGGAGAGCAAATGGAAATTTCAATTAAAAAAGAAGATTTGCAAAAGAAAAGTATTTTCGTTGCAACACCAATGTATGGTGGAATGAATCATGGTCTATATGCCAAAGCATGTTTAGATTTACAAGCACTTTGTATGCAGTACGGCATTCAAGTGAAATTTTCATTTCTTTTCAATGAATCTCTAATCACTAGGGCAAGAAACTACCTTGTTGATGAATATCTGAACCGTTCGGATTGTACACACATGTTGTTTATCGATTCGGATATTCACTTTGATCCACGTGATGTGATTGCTATGCTTGCACTTGATAAAGATGTGATTGGTGGTCCTTATCCCAAGAAATCTATCAAATGGCGTGCAGTCAAAAAAGCCATGGAAAAGAATCCTGATATTGATCCAAACGCATTGGCGAATGTTACCGGTGATTATGTTTTCAATCCAGTAAAAGGTACAGAAAAGTTTTCTGTGACTGAACCACTAGAAGTATTGGAAATTGGAACTGGTTTTATGATGGTGAAACGGGAAGTATTCCCTAAGTTTGCTGCAGCATATCCTCAGTTGCACTACAGGCCAGACCATGTTGGCCAGGCACACTTTGATGGTTCTCGTTACATTCATGCATACTTTGATACAATCATTGACACCAAAGATTCTGCCACAGGCGGAGGTACTGACCGTTATCTCTCGGAAGATTATATGTTCTGTCAGCTTTGGCGCAAGCTTGGTGGCCAAATTTGGTTGTGTCCTTGGATGAAAACCGACCACATCGGTACCTATCATTTTAGAGGTGACATGCCAGCAGTTGCTAATTATGTCGGAGAAATGTAATGACCGTAATTGGTTTACTAGGGTTCATAGGTTCTGGTAAAGGAACAGCAGGTGAAGTTCTAAAAGACATAGGCTTCACTCCTGTATCTTTTGCTGAAGGCGTAAAAGATGTTACATCGGAAATGTTTGGATGGCCTAGACATTTACTTGAAGGTAATACGGATGAATCACGCTCTTGGCGTGAACAACCAGACGAATTTTGGTCTAAGGAACTAGGTAAATCATTTACACCAAGACTTGCTTTGCAATTAATGGGAACAGAAGTTGGTCGATATGTTTTTCATAAAGATTTTTGGATCATTAAATTGAAACAAAAGATGATGAAAAATCCAGAACTTAACTATGTGGTCACTGATGTTAGATTTCAAAATGAGATACACTTTATTCAACAAATGAATGGTATATGCATTGAAATACAAAGAGGAATAAAACCACATTGGTATGATGTTGCAGGTAAAGCAAATAATGGTGATTATAAAGCTGAAAAATTTATGATACAAAACTCCGGCATACATGAGTCCGAATGGAGATGGATCGGAGGCGACATTGATTATGTCATTGACAATAATGACACTATGGAAAATTTAAAAAAACAATTAATTAAAAGTATTGCTTTATCCTTTGGATCAGGTATAATGGGTGAATTGAAATAAGGAGTATATTATGAAACTTTCTACCGACACTTTGAATATTTTAAAAAACTTTGCCAATATCAACTCAGGCATTGAGTTTAAAAGAGGCACGAAAATTGCAACAATTTCTTCAACAAAAACCGTTCTCGCAAAGGCAACTTTGACTGATGATTTTCCACAAGATTTTTGCATTTATGATTTGAATCAATTTTTATCTGTGCATTCTCTAGGTAAAGAAACAGAACT